AACCTGTCCTTATCGTATGGCTTTACACAAACCCTTTTTAATTCTGTTTTAGTCATTGTTTTCCTTTTTTTTAAAAATACTTCTTAATTCATCATTTCTTATTTGAGTAAGCTTAACAAGCCTTTCATCCATTCTCATAAGATCTGTTTCTATAGCTTCTAGCTTGTCATTGGTTTTTGAGCAATGTGTTTCTATAAATTTAACCAAACTATCGCTACTTGCTCTGGATACTGCAATTTGTTCTCTAATAAGAACATTAGTATTTTTGGTTTCACTTATAAGTTCTTTTGTTCTTTCCCCAGCTTCTTTATGTAAAGTTTTATATAAATGCCATGCAATCCCAGCTAAGACAAAAACCATCAATCCTAATAATGCAGATCCACTTAAAGAACCGAGTATAGCACCTTCTTTTATTATATTTTCAGTACTCATTTTTCACTCTCCCATGCAATTAAATTTAATTCTTCTAAAGATGTGGCATTTTTCACTTTATTTCTTAGTTCATCATTTTTAAAAATAATACTTTCAGTATATTTAGCGATACCAACCCCAAATTCTAAAAATTCTTCTTTGTTAAATGTAATGATTTTATTATCTTTATCAATCCAAGCAATATTTTCCAAAGGAGTATTATTGAGATTTGCTAACATTATCTCGCTAACTTTTCCGCTAATATTAATTTTTGCTTCCGTGTCAATTTGAAATATAGTATTTTTAAAAGGCATAAACAAAAGCTTTTCTTCTTTTATAGCTTTTAGTTCTTCTAATTTTAATTCTTTTAACTCTTCTAATGCTTTTTCTTTAATCTCATAAGAAATAATATAAAGATTATTTTCTTCATCATAAGTTTGAATTTGGCGAAGTTCTTCAATTTTTTCATTAAAACTTGGGATTTCTTCTTCTTTAACTTTAGCAAAACCAAGCTCTTTTAAAAGCTTATCATCGCAAGCACTTAAAAAATAAGTATCTTGTGCATCAATTTCACCTTCTTCGTTTTGTATTTTTACATCTTTTAAAAAAATATCATCATATTTTAAACTTTTATTTTTTAAATCATAAAACATATTTACCCTTTCTTAATTCCAGTATAATGTTAAATTTGCTCTTGGGTTTAATCTATCCCCATCATTTAAGTTCCAACCAGCACTTGCATTTGCACTACCGCTTTGCCAAGAACTTAGCATTATTTGTAAGTTATTTATATTTCCAAAATTGAATTTTTTCTCTACTTTGATTTTTGCATTGGCAGTGTAATATTTACTTAAAGCATGTAGTGTTACTTTTGAATTAAAATTATTCCAAGTTATTTCTAAAGTATTTCCAGAAGTTTTATTAGACATATTTCCAGTCGTCCAAACTTCGCCTAACATAACCACTTCTTTATTATTAATATTTGATGGCAATACCACTGCTTGTTTATAAATCATGTCTAGCTTTAACATATAATTATAATTTGCAACCGAGCCTCCTAAAGATGGAGGTAAATTTAGTGCTATGCCATTATTAGAAAGAAGGAGGCAGTTCATTTTAAGTCCTTACTAATCTTACATTATTCGAAGCTATGCAAAAATAAGCAAAAGTTTCAGTGCCACTAAATCCACTTTGAGCTATTCTAAAATTAAAAGGGGCATTAAAAGCTACTACATTTTTACAATTATTTATAGTTATTGTTCCGCTTTTTCCTACTCCTCCAAAATTAGCTATTCCTATGCTTGTTCCTGCATTTGCTGTTAAAATAAAATGTTGAGCTTGTCTTAAATCTAGATTTATACTGCCAGTTGTGCCAAGATTTTTAATTCCACCACCATAATCTACATACCATTTTCTAGTTAAGTGATTATCATTTGTTGGATTGGTTGGAGAAGTTAATGCCTGATTAAAAGTATTTGTGCCATTAAATATATTATCTCCATTTAAATTTGCTTTTGTATTTAAAGCGGTATCTACATAGATTTTATTTGTTAAATGGTTATCATTAGTTGGATCTACTTTTACTAAAATAGGATTAGCAAAAGTTTTATTTCCATTTATCTCTTCATCACCATTTAAACTTACTTTTGTATCTATAAGTGCTTCTAAAGTTTTAATAGTTATATCTAATACTTTTTGTGTAATTAGCTTTTTATCTTTTTCATTTTGCTCTAACTCATTGTTTTTGTCTTCTAAGTTTTGATTAGCTTCTTCAAGTTCTTTTTCAATTTCCTCTTTTTTGTTAATTAATTCACCAGCAATCTCTTTTTCAAGCTCAGCAATTTGATTTTCAAGTTCTTCTTTTCTCTCTTCAAGTTCGCTTGTATCAGCAGGTGGTTCTTGACTTAAAGCCTCATCGATTTGATTTTTAATTTCCTTTAATTCCTCATTTTTTTGCTTTAATTCATCATTATTATTTAAAGCTTCTTCAATTTGCTTTTTTATCTCTTCAAGCTCTTGTTCTTTATCTTTTATACCTTGCTCTATATTTGCAATTTCATCTTTAATTCCATCATCTTTACCATCATCTTTCTCATTAAGCAAAGAAAGAAGATATTCAACATTAGCCTTAACACCACTTATATCATAGATTCTTGCTTGATTGTCAATCTCATCTATGCACTCACCTTTTTTAGTTTCAAGCTCATTAAGTCCTTGTTCTTTTGTTTGGATTATTTCATTAAGGCTTTGCTCTTTTGTTTCATTTATTTTATTGAGTCCGTTTTCTTTTGCGCTCACAAGCTCATTTAAAAAATCTTGCTTATTCTCGTTTAAACTATGCAATTTTTCATTAAAAATAATACTAAACTCATTTTTCTTTGCTTGATAATTCGCATTAAAAATATGATTTAAGTTGTCAATCATAACTTTAGAAGTATCTACAAGAGTAGTAAATTCTTTCTTTTGAGTTTCAAAAACCTCTGTGACTTCATTTCTTTCATCACTTAAACCTTTGAGCATTTCTTCCATTTGTTTTATTGTTTCTTCAGCTAAAACTTTTAATTCTGTTTCATAAATTAACTTATCATTACCTAGTTCTTTTTTAGCAACTTCAGCTAACCTACCTAAATCTTCATTAGCTATCAAAGCTCTTTGATTAAACCTATCATAACTTTGCTCAAAATGTATTTTATACCCTTCGCATTTTGCTGTAAGTTCATCAAATTTAACTAAAGCTTCATTTTTTACTTCATTTAAATTTTTTAATATTTCATTTTGTTTATCATTTAAAGAAGAGTAGATACTTTCAGACTGTGATTTTAAATCTCGTTCTAAATTTTCTATTTTACTTTTAAAATCTTTTATAATTTGGGAATAAGATGTTATATCATTTTCAAATTCTTTATATAAAGCTATAACTTCTCTTAATTCTTCTATATTTTGCTTGCTTTCTAAAAGTAGTTCATATGCACTAGCTATTTCTTTATATTTAACTCCAATATCAAATTTAATTTCTTCTAGCTTTTTAACACTATCTATCATTTCTTGATTTAATCTTTGGTTTTCAAAGAATATAGTGTTAATTTTATTTTTTATAATTTCGCTTGCTTCACTTACTACTAATTTTGCTTCATTTGCTAAATCTTTTACTTCTTTTTTAATACTTATTAATTCAGGTTTTATTTCTTTTAATTCATCAACATTTAAATGTAAGCTATCTACAATTTCTAAAGCATGATTAAGTTCACTTAAAATTTCATCTTTAATTTTTGTGTTCAAATCAAAATATTCTTTTACAAAATCTTTATTTTGTTTAATTTCATTAATATAATTATCTAAATTAAATTTTATTTCTTCATATTTCTGTATATCTTTTTTTAAATTCTCAAACTCTTCTGTATTATTTTCTAAAAAATCTTTAATGTTTTGTATTTCTTGTTTATTTAAAGAAAAATCTTCATACGCTTCTTTAATATAATCAAATTTTGCATTTACATTGTTGTATTTTTCACTTATATTTGAATATTTTTTATTAATATCATCATATTTGCTTAAAATATCATCATTTTTATCTACAATATCATTTTTAAATTTTAAACATTCATTTTTTAAAGATTCGCAAGCTTGTTTTAAGCCTACAACTTCATCAAGTCTTGTATTGTCTATTGCTTCTGAAATGCTGTTTATTCTAGCTAAAACTTGATTTATGATTTCAAGTTTTTCTCTACCTGTTTTTAATTCATTTAAGCTTGTTCCCATTTTTAACCTTCATAATAATCACTATCTTTAATTCTCTTTTCACAAAAGAAAAGCAGATCATCCATGGCTAAAAGCCATTTTTTATCATCTAAATAAGCTATAAAATCAGCACTATTTATACTTTGCACATAGTCTTTATAACTCAAAGCTCTATTAAATTTTTTTGTGAAATTACAATTACAACCATGTTCTTTCATCATCAAGCTCCTTGCCATCATTAGCTATATACTCATAAATTATCTTGTCACATAATGCCAGAAAGTCTTTTTCTTCGCATCTTGTAATCAAATAACAAACATAATTAATCACAGCAAAACTAAGTGTTTCATCTATCATTAAATGTTCTTTTTCATTGTCAAAATCAGGCTCATCAGGAATAATCAAAAAATGATTATTTCTAACTTGCCTAAAAACTTTTTCGCCTTGCTCTACATTTTTTAAAAGAACGCTAGGAACACATTTTGATAAAATATAATAAAATGCTTCCATAAAATAGGCTTTCAAAACTTCATCATCTTCTATCATTTTGTAAGAATTTTTAACTTTAGCGATAATGAGTTTTTTAGCCGTAGCACAAAGCATTATGCACCTTTTGCTGCTTTTAAAACCGCTTTAGCCTTTGCATTATTTCCACTAGTTAATCCCACTCCTATAGCAAAAGCATCAGCATTTCTTATTTCTAAAGTGCTTTGCGTATAAAATCTTTTTGCTTTTGCAGTAATATCAGTTGGAACATCTTCAATCATAGTAGGAATATAAAGCCCATGTTTCATATACTCAAAATCTCCAGCAATTAAAACATCACCCAAACCATATTTAGGGCTTAATAATCTATGCATATGGAAATTTACCGTTCCAAAATCTGTTTCAAGGCTTACTACTTGTCCTGCTAGTTTTGTTTCATTGCCTAAAATTCTTGTAGCAAATTTGTTAATAGCTCCTTTTAAGTCAGCTCCTAAAAAGACATCTTTAGGCGTAACTCCGCTATTCCAAATGGTTTGCAAAATTTGATTAAGTTTATCTTCTGTTAGTTCTGTTGCAGTTCCGCTCCAATCTCCTGTTTCATCAAAAGCTAATACATTTCCACGCTTTCCATCAGCAAAGCTATCTTTTCCTTTAGCGATATAATGAAAAAGTCCAGCCATTTCTCCACTTGTTGCTTCTTGTGCTTGAACATAATCTTTGAAAACTGATTTTTTTACATCACTATCTCTGCCTAGACCAAATAAAGCATATTCCATATCCATTTTATGTTCTTTGGTTTTTTTGCCTATTTGATACTCCATTTCATTGCCACCATATTGATTTGCTTTTAACAAAGCTTTTGATACCATGGCTTCGGTAATGAATATTTGAGTAGCATTTGTGGTTTTTTGAGCTGTGTTTTTTGTTTCACCTACAAATTTACTTAACTCTAAATTTGCATTCTTTTTTGGTTCTTCAAAAGTATCAGTAATCCAACTATGAGTTAAAGGATTTGTAACCTTTGAAGTACCTATTTTATTTAAAATTGGTGTTTCAGTAGCTCCAATTTTAATAATCGTTTCATATATTGATTGTTTTAACTTAACATTTTCCGTTGCGGGTGAGGTATGTCCCATTGAAGGTAAAGCCATTTTTGAATTCTCCTTAGTTTAGTTTTAAGGATTTTTCCAAAAATGACTATTTCAAATATAGTGTGTTTTGAAATGATTTAGATATTTACACTTTTATAAAGTTCTAAACATTCTAAGAAATCATTTTGCATTCTTAAAAGTAGTTTATTCTCTTTGTTTTCATCATCTTTTAAATCTTTTAACATTTTTTCTAGCTTTAAGGCATAATTTTTAAAAGTTTTAAAATCAAAGGCATATAAACCATTTTTAGCCAATATACAATTTAATTTATCCTTAAAATTGTTTTTACTCTGTTCTAAATCATACTTTAAAGCTTTAATCTCATTTTCGTATTTTTGCTTTTGCTGTTTTAATTGAGATTTATAACCTAAGCTTTGATGAAAAGCTAACTTATCGTGCTTCTCATATTCAATATTTCTTAGTCTTTTTTCCATTTCATTAAAAGCTTTGATAAACTCGATTTTCCATTTATAAGCTTTTTCGCCTGTAAAACCCATAACAAGCAAAGAAAAACCATCACGAGTGATTTTGTAGCAAGGTAAAACTCTACCCGTGCTATCAATATATTTACTCGGCTCAAAATTGAGCTTAGTAAAATTATCCTTTGGAAATTCATTTATTTTTCGTATAATATTTTTGTGGTTTTTATTGAATACTTCAGCCACGCTTAAAGAAGTGGTATATACTGCATTATCTACCACTTCCAACTCTACATCCACGCCGTTAATTACAGCTAACCTTTCCATTTTTTTCCTTATTGTTTTGATTAGTTTTTAATTATAGATTAAAAACTTATTTTAATTTTACACTAAAAATTAAAATAAGTCAATAATTATTTTAATTTTTATTAAAAATAATATGATAAAATACATTTATAATTAAAATAGGATTTAAGATGACTTATGAAGATTTTTCAAACAGACTAAAACAGCTAGATCTTACTAGGGAAGATTTTTCAAAATTGGTAGGCATGAACTATAACTCTGTTGCAAATTGGAAATCAAAAGAAATTCCCATCTGGGTTGATACTTGGCTTGAGAAATATGAAGAAGAAAAAACATTTTCTAATGTAAAAGGCAAAATAACTATAAATAAAACAACGATGGAAAATACAAGAGAACTTTTGAAACAAAAATACTTAATGTTAAATTTAAGAAAACCTCAAGATTGTTTAAAGCTAAGTTATCAATATCATCAAGTAAAAGTTAATACTTATTTTGACTATTACGAAAATACTTTTAATTTATTTCTTGTGTTAAATTATGAAAAATCTTATTATTTCACGCCGCTTAATATTGATAATTTAATAGTAAAAAATCCTTATTTAAATGATATTCCAAAAGAAATATTAGGACAAATATTGGATAATGGCAGTTTAAAAGATTTCTATGACAATATGAGAGAACATATGATACATGATGATGTTCAAAAAAGCAATTATGAGGATTATGAATTTAAAAATGGTTTAAAGTCTAATAAAAATAATGATAAAAATCCATTTTTATCTCATTTAAGAAAAATACCCATGTCAGAAAACCATTTAAATTTCTTAAATACTCAATTTAATATTTCAAAATATATTTTGCAAAGAATAAAAGCAAAAGGGTATACTATAGTAACTACTGCAAATTTTTCAGAAAGAAAATCTCTTACTTTGATTTTAAATGAAAGTAGTATAAAGCTTTAGTTTTTTCTCATTTTTGAGAAAAAGCCTATATACCATATAGCATTAGTTTAAAAGATCTATTTTTGGATGAAAATTTAAAATCTATAAAACCTTTTATAAGATAAAAAAGGTAGCTTCATGGATACAAAAGAATTTAAAATTAAATCTATAGGTAGAAATAAAAATTAAACAATCTATAATTTTACAAACTAAACAAGATTAATCATAAAAAATTTTAATATTATTCATCAATCAAGAGTTGAAACTATCCTACCTAAAAGATATAGTCCATTCTTTCCAACACCAAGCTCTCCCTTTCCTTCTAACTCATATTGTAAAAATTTTATAATCTCTATTTTAGTAACATCAGTAAAAACAATACCTTTTTTTTCTTCAAGCTCTTTGATTATACGGAATATTGCAGTTCTTGCAATTTTAAAGCGTGTTTGATAATAAGGAAATTCTAAAGCTAGAAAATAACCAAACCAAGCATAAGTACGATAAAAATCTACAGTTCCTAATATAAAATTAAACTCTTTTAAAAAACTATTATAATGTCTAATAGTTTTAATTAGAGCATCCTTCACATATTTACCTTTAATATAACTAGTTTTATACTTTTCCTTATGTAATTCACAAAACTCTTTTATCTGTTGTACTATAAGATCAATATTTTCTTTTGTTAAAAAAGCATCTTTTTTCGTAATTTTATCACTCAAACGCATTATCCTTTATAAATTCATCTATTAAAAATTTCTTTTTTAATAATGCTTCTTTATCATTATTAGCTAAACCTAAATAATATTTTTTTGTTTCCTCATCACAGTGATTACTATTTTCTCCTATATTATTGGATTCTTCATATTCTAAAGCCTCTTCTATACTATCTCTAACTAAAGCACTTATATCAAGCTCAAAGATATCCTTTTCTAAGTCCATTTTCACACCCCTTTAGCCTTGAATATTTATCTATTAAAATAGATAAAGTTTAAGAATACAATCATAACAAAATAAAATTAACAAACATACTTTAAAAATTAGCATAAATATCACATCGTATTTTTGATATTTTTTCACAAATATTTTCTTGTAGCCTTTCTTCTATCTCCAACATCTTTTAAATTTAAAAAATATTATATGGATTTATGTTATAATTTCATAAGATGAGCTACAAGAGAATAGATCTCCTTGAAAAGCTATAATGCTCCTAGCAGAGTCGATACCCTTGTTAGGCTCATCTTTTGCTATAAGATGTTATTATCCAATAATTTTTATTTTCCTCCCAATTCCAAATTATCTTTTATGTTTTAAAAAAATATTACATAAATTTATGTTATAATTAATAATCGCCATTGACACTACTCACGCTTAAAGTGTCAGTATTAAGCCTAGCTTTAGTGCGTATCGGCTAAGCTAGGGGCGATAATATTAATAAAAATTATATGCAGTTATAATCCACTTTTTATCTTTACCTTTATAATCAAGTGCTACCATAACTCTACTATTCTTAACATCAATAAAAGCTCTATTATTACCTTTTTTTACATTTCCATTATTTATAATATTTTCTATTTCTTTTATAAAATTTAAAGCTTTATTTTTTGCTTCTATTTTATTTAACCCTTGTTTAATGAAATCTTCTTCTCTTCGATTGACAATATGACTTAATCCAAAGTTTCCATCTCCCCAAACCAAATCAATATCCCCTAAATCTTTTCTATGAAAAGCACCTGCTACCTGTCCTTGTTTTTCAATAAGTAGTTTTTGTAAAGCACCTTTTCCATCGTGATAATATTCTGTATAATTTTCGCCAAATTCTTTTAAAGGTTGTATGTTTAATTCTTGTTCGATTTTACCCCTTAAAGCACTTGGAATATCTTTTTTTACACCTTTATTTGTGCTTTCTTTGGCATTGATTATCATCTGTCTAGTTAAGTTGTATTCAACAGTATTTAAATTCATATTATCTAAAAAATCAAAATTATAATCTTTATTCTCTTTTAGAAAATTATCATATCTTTTTAGAATATCTTCACTAGCTTTTTTATCATTTTGTATTTTTTCATCAAGCCTTTGTTTTACGCTTTTTTTATTCTTTTTCTTTACTTCTTTATTCTTAATGTTCTCTTTTATATCATCCATTAAGTTTTTTTTAGGCTTAGCTTGGGTAGAATTTTCGTTAGAGAACGACACTTGCTTTGTCTCTGAAGATGCCCTAGATGTCGGTAAGGCTCTCGCATTATTATAATACACTACTTCAGCATTTTTCATTTTATTTTTTATATTATTTTGTTTCTTTGGCGAATTGCTAATTATAGTCAAATGCGTTTCATAGTCTTTGCCTATACTTGTAAAATAAGTCTGATTATCTATATTTTTAATAAAAATAAAATCATCTTTATCTTTTAAGATTGCCTGTGGGCTTTCTAAAGTTTCTTTGATATGTGGTATGTATTTAATTCTATCTTTTTCAATCAGCTTTAGTAAACTTCCTTTTGTAAGTTTTATTTCTCTATCTTTTAAAGCTATCTTTGCTTCTTTTGGTATATTAGGGATATATTCATCATCGATATTTTTAAGATTGAAAGTTTTCATCCATTCATTTCTAACATCTTTATTTATAGTATACTCTTTGCCATTTTTGCCTATAAATCTTAAAGAATTGTCTTTAGGATCAGCTTTATCCATGAAGAAGTTGTCGCCTTTGATTAAATCTTTAACTTTTGAATTAAATTCTTTTCTAGCCTCTTGTGCTTCTTCTTTGAGTGTTTTATCTTTAATACTTTCTATAAATTCTTTAGCCGATCTATCAAAATCTTTTAAATTATTTATATTACTAAACCCCCTTCGCATTTGTATTCTTGTTCCAGCTCTTTTGCCAACTTCCCATAATCTCATAAAATAAAAAGCTATATAATCAGTGAAATTATTAACAAGCATTGTTTTAGCTCTTTCTATGAAATTTGTACTTATTCCATGTCCTAGTTCTTTTGCTTTTGAATTTAAAATACCATCTATTACAGTTTCAAAGTTAGTACGTAAATCACCTATTGTTTTTAAAACTTCAATCTTCTCTTGTCCTGATTTGCTTTTTGGTTTAAAGTTTTCAAAATTATCCATGACCGCTTTATAATTTACTGCAAATTTGGGATTATTGGCATCTCCTATATTTACTTTATTTTTTTCTAAAGCTCTAGTTATTATTTGATTATCTAAAACTTTAATCTCATCATCATTAAGTCCTTTTGTTATAGCTTCATAATTCTTTTTTGGATTAGTTTCATTAAGTATTTTATCTATATCTTTTGATATCTCTTTTTCACTTCCTTCTAGTTTTTTTCCTAATTTACTTTTATCATATACTTTAAAATCTGCATAATCTTTTCTAATCTTGGTTAAAATCTCTTTTGCTTCTTGGGGATTATCAGCACTTTTTACTATATTTTCTAAAAATGCGTCTTTTAAGCTATTTAAAAAATCTTTATAGTTGTAACTTGAGCTTTCTTTTATTTTATTGCCTATAGCATCAATTCTATCGTAAATCTCTTTAACGCTTTTACCATCTAATGCACCGCTTTTTGCTTCATGAATAAAATTTTTTATCATAGCTGGTGTGCTTTCACTATAAACACTTGAGTTTAAAACTATATCATCTATGGTTTGCTTATCTACTTTTACACCATTTGGATTAAGTTCATCTAGTTTATCAAGTCCTTTTCCAAATTCATCATAAGCTCTTTTTGCTCTAGCATCTCTTAAAGCATAAAGCTCATCAGCCTTAGAAGCATTATTTAAATTTAACTCTTTTAATATAGCCTCATCTTGTAAGTGTAAAGAGTTTGCAACCTTATTTGCCATTTTAGGGTCATTTGCTAAAACACTTCTTGCCATATTAGCTAAATCATCATTCATAAAAGAAAGATTAATAAGATCTTGTTGATTCAGTGCTGCTTCTTTTGAACCTATATTTTTACTAATATTATTTAGTGAATTAGTTACGTTGTCTGCTGTATTTTTTACAAAACCATTTTTTGCAGTATTTGAGAAATCTTTTATTTTGCTTGCCACTCCATCAACTAATGCATTTCCTTGATTAACTTCTAAAGGCATAGCTCTTGATTTTTGCAATATATCATCATAATTTCTATTTCCGCTTTCTATTAGCTCTCTTGCATAAGCTTTTGAAGTTTCGCTACCTTGTGAAGCTAAATCATTTAAAATGCTAGGGCTTATTTTTCTAAGCTTATCCCCTATATTTTCTTTTAAATTACCACCTTTTACTGCCATGCCATCTATCATATCTTTACCAGCTTGTGCACCTGTTTTTGCCATATTATAGGTATTTTTTAAAGCTCTTGCTCCTTTGGCAACTCCTGCAAAAGCTGCATCTCCTATTAAAGAAAGTCCAGCATTTTCACCCATAAGCATAAGAGCTTCTTTTAAATTCATATCTTGATTTGTATCTTTTGTATTTCCGTAGTAATCATATCCTGCCCCTAAAGATGCACCTAATGCACCACCTGCAACCATACCAACTCCACCACCTAGCATTGTACCGCCAATTGCACCTGCTGTTCCTAAAGCCATACTAGCACCATTATCTCTTAATCCACGATATAAATCACCCATTGTGCTACCTTGCACTTTAGAATAATTTCCGTTATTATCTTGCACCCAATAAGATCCATCATCATCTTGCAATAATCTTCCACGCCCTGATTTTTGCAACTCATCGCCTAAATCTCTCATAAACTGATTACTTTTTCTTACTACTTCATTATCATCAGCAAAAATAGGTTTAGAGGCATTAAATTTAGATTGCTTATCTAAAATATAATTACTTAAATCATCAGCATTCATGGATGGATTTTTATTATAATCATATAAATCCCTTTTATATTCACTAATATTGCCCATAGGATTTGTTAAATTTTGGTCTTTGAAATTATATTTTTCATATTCTTTATCATATTTATCTTTATTTTTATAAAAATCATTTATTACTTCATTTTTTAAATTTGATAAATATTCACTTGTATTTTGATTTTCACTTTGACTTGCTCCATCTTGCAAAAATGAAATAATGTTATTTTCTTGTGGTTTTTCTAATAAAAATTCTCTTATATTCATTATATTAATCCTTGTTTTTTTAATTCTTCTACGCTAACTTGCATTTTTCTACCTGCTTGATTAACTAATATTACATTACCATTAGCATCAGGCTCTGATATTTGAGCATTAATTCCATTAAAACTAACGCTATGTAATTTTGGTGTATTTTGATTTTGCACTTCTAATATATTTTTGGCTAAATCGTTTTGTATATTTTGATTAGTTGTTGAATTATCTATAATTACTGCATTTTTACTAGGTTTATTTGAGATTTCATCTTTAATGTAATAAGACTCAAGATCCTTTGCCAATCCCTCTCTAAAATATTTTAAATCTTTTTGTCTTTGCTCTTCATAAAGATTATTGATGTATGGATTTTTTAAATTAGAAATCTTTGCCATTTGCTCATCATAATAAGCATTAATCTTAGCTTCAGTAATGGCTATATAATCCCTTATTGCTTTTTCATATTCTTTAGCATTTATAGTTTGAGCTTTCCAAGCTGAAGGCTCTTTGTAAATTTCATCATGCCTTGTTCTATTATAGTTTGTGTCTCTTCTAACCTTTTCATTATAAATACTATCGCTTATAAATTTAAATAAGCTATCTTGAGCATCATTTATATTATCTCCACCAAAAAGACCTTTTATGTTTTGCCATGTTCCACCAAAAAGACCTTGCCCATCATAATAAGAATCACCACCACCTTTTTTTATGGTATTAAATCTTTCTTGTATTGCTCTCATCTCAGGATTTGAATTTGTATAGCTTGGTAGATTAAGTATTGCTTGGCCTGCTAAAATTTCATCTTTTTGCTGTCTTGCATTTATTGCTTGCTGTCTTAAAGCATTTTGCATGGCATATTGTCTAGCTCTTTGGTTATAATTCATTTGCCATTGCTGATCTGCTATATTTGCTCTTTCTTTTTGATAATCAAAGTTTCTCTCATTTTGCAAAAGCTGATTATTTTGCATAGCCTGATTAAATTCCATTTGTTGCTTTCTTAAATCTTGCTCTTGCTGAAACTCATTAGCTTTAACTTTATCATCAAAACTTTTGCTCATGATGTCATATAAGACACCACCGACTTTTCCTGCGTTTTGTATAACGCCTGTATCAGGATTAAATACTACTCTTTGTGGGTTATAAAATGCCATTTTGTTTCCTTTATTCTTTCTTTTAAAATAAAGGATTTAAGGAAGTTTGTGTATAATTTTAAAAGGTGTGGTGCCAAGGGTCGCCACCCTTAGCACTAAATTACCACCTAGAAAGGCGGTGAAATAAGATGCTACAAATCTTAATAGTTATTATACTACTTTGTATTATTGTTGTCAATGCAAATTAACAATCAATAAACAAAGCCCCTTATACAAGGGGTTAAGATTTACCCTTTAAAACAAACTCCTTAAATCCAAATCTATTTAATTACTCCAAACATTTTGAAGTTTATTTTCCATATTCTTTCTTCTGTTTAACTCTTCATTGGCTAGATACTTATTGAAGTTATAAGCATCTTTTTGTAAATCAAAATTTTTCTTTGCCATTTTTTGCTGATTATAAGCACCATATAAAGCGCCGGCACCGCCTAAAACATTTCCTAATCTATCAAAATTAGTTACTTTATTTGCATCAGAACTTTTAAATAACCAATCTCCAAAATTACTAAAAGAATTTTTTAATCCATTTAAAAAACCACCACTGCTACTTGCTAAATTTTGAGTAAAATTGCTTGTTTTCATCAAAGTATCTGCAAAGCTAGAGCCTAGTCCTGTACCACCTTTTAAAGCTGTTATAAAATCCATAATTTCTCCTTTATACTAAACTTAATAATTCTTTGCCTAGATCTATCTCGCTAACTTCGCCTTTTTTTAACTTATCGTTAAAATCACTAGTTCTTACATTATTATTTGCACTTGATAAATCTTCAGCTTTTTTGGCATTATTTGATTTTCCGACCAAATTAAGCAAGGTTTTCCAGCTGTCAATATTACCTTCGCCTAAACCATTTAATTTTGTTGCAAGTTCTGCCATAGCCTTTAAATCCGCATCAGGATAGGCTTTTCTTAACTCGCTTTCTACTTGTGCGTATTTAGCGATTAGTGCATCTTGCTCTTCTTTGTCTTTTTGCTTTTTATCAAGCTCTTCAAGCCTTTTTAATTTCTCATCAAGTCCATCAAGTCCTAATTCTTTTAAATACTGCTCTCTTTGTAATTCTTGTTCGCTTGGCTCTTTTTTTGGATTTTTTAAAACTTCAAGCTCACTCATTAAAGCATTTAATTTGTTGTCATTTTCACTTTTATAAGCTTCAAACATCGCCTTATAATCAGGCTCGTTCTCATTAGCAACCTGCATAGGTTCATTATCTTCTACTTGCGTAGGTTCATCGCCATTATTAGCAACTTGTCCTTTATCATCATCTGTTATGACATTTATTAAATCTTTTAAAGCATCATTTTCCATCTTCTTCATCCTTTATTTTATTGATTATTATGTCTAAAAAAGCCATAGTATCTAAAGCTTTTAACCTTAACTCTTTCTCATCGTTATTTTTTGCTATATAAAAACATTCACTATATTTTGCTTTGATAAAATCTATTAATTTCTTTCCTCCTTTAGTTTTAGATATATCACTTTTAATTTCAATATTAAGCATTAGCTTCTCCTTGCATTTGTGGATTAATATCTTCATTATTTTCAAAAGCAAATAAACTATTTACATTCTTTACACCTAAAATTGGTAATAATTCTTTAGTAAGTTCTTTACTAGCATTTATAATCCCATAAGCAGAATTTGCATCGCCTATACTCATATACATTTGATATAATTGTGAAAAAACTTGCATACTAGCTTGAATTCCTGCACGTCTAATTTCTTTATTCATGGCACCTGTGCCGGTTTGAATTTTAAATCTAAAACTAGGTATATCCTCTCTTTGAAAACCATTAAAAAAACTATCTTCTCCATACTTAAAAACAAGCATTGCAAATCTATCAAATAAAGGCTCTATAAAAGTTTCGTTATACTGTCTTATATAGTCAGCACTTCTTCTTCCGCCTTCTTGTGCTTTTATGCTAATTTCTGTTGCTGTTTCATTTTGTGCAGTTTGAGCTCCATTGTTTTGTGGACTAACTCCTGTAACTTCTGTGAGTTCGCTTTCTAAAAGCTGTAAATTCATTCCCGCACTATTTACATTTGGTGGTGGTAATATTTGCACACCCTTTGGATCGTCTGTATATATTGGTTTTCCTAAGGTTTCTATATCTTCTCTGCTTACTCCCATTGATTTTGGCATCATTATTTTAGGCATGATATGAGTTCTTACTGCATCTATTAAAAGATTTCTAGTTATATTAATTTCATCTTGCAAAGGCATAGCAGAAGCCATTATAGGCTCGCCATAAGCACTTACATAGTTTTCGTTATCTATCTTTTTAAGTTGTGGTAGCATTGAACCCCAGATAAAAGGCTGTCCATCTTGCAAAGTAACTTCATTTCTAAGTAAATTATTTTCAAATAAGGTAGAAACCACCCACTCATCATCGTTTTTTCTTTCATAAATATCATAAAGCTTTACTTTTTTATACTCATCATCTTCATCAAAAAGCTTTTTAATTTCAATTTTTTTATAAAAACCTAGCTTTTGTCTTTCATGGATTTGATTATAGGTTAGGTAAATTTCATTGACTATATATCCTACATCCTCGCTATTTAACGCATTTGGATCAAAGAATATACTATCAATATCTACTCTTTCAATGCGTGGCATTCCCTTATGCCAAGTAACCTTAGCTATACTTGTTCCCACAAGTAAAACATCTAAGAAAAGCGGTTGAAAAATCTTAAACATATTGATTTTACCACTATAAAAATCAATTGCATTCTGCCATAGCTCTATAATCGTATCATCGCTATTAATGTAAGTTTCAATATCTGCCATTCTCTCACTATTAAAATATACATCATTTAAGCTAGTGATTAAATACTTTACCTTAGCGTTTATTTTTGGTATGTAAATACTTGATTTATTTCTTTTTCTCAATTTTTGCATTACCTTATTTTCAAGCAAATAAGCATCTTGCAACTCTTTAAAGTGTGGTTTGTAATTTTCATATCCACTTTTACTTTCGCTAATGAGTTGTGTTAAAAACGACACTCTCTCATCATTAGTTCTTTTTGTTTTCATTCATAATTCTCCATATTGTTGTTTTGCTTAAATTTGTTATTTTTAAAATATCTTTTTCATTCACTCCTTTTTCAAATAAAAACTCCGCAAATTCTCTTTTAAATTTCTTTTTAGAAATATTATTAAACCCTGATACAAGCTCTAAAAATTCATTTGCAAGACTTGACTTTATAGCCTCATCGCTTAAATTTGAAAGCTTTTTTATTTTGTTTACATCAATTGCATCATAAACCATTAAAAACTCACCAGCCATCATAACTCCAATCTTCATTAGTATTGTTTCTACTGTATAGTTTTTCAAAAAAGGTTAATGCAACCGCATCGCTAACATCAGGACTTTTGCCATAATTCTTTTTTAAATACTCTTTTGAGACTATCTTTAAAAGCCCCTTGTCGCTATATTCATACTCAATCATTCTCATATCTTTTTTTAATTCTTCATCTTTAAAAAGCTCCATATGTTTTAAATTTTTGGCAAAAGTAAAATACATTTGCGCTCTTTTATTTAAGTATTCATTACTGGTTGCAGAATTTGCAGAATTTGCCTCAAATACAGGCAAACCATAATTTAACAAGACATCGTATACGCCAACGCCAAGACCGCAAGTATCTATAAAAATACCTTTTGGTTTATCTTCGCTTTGATTGTATTCGGCTAGTATTTTGTTTGCTAATTCTATAGTTCCAAGTTGTGAGTATTTTTTAATCTCATAAATTACAAAACCTTTTCTTTTTGCTAAAGCACTCTTATCATCTCCATATCTTGCTACATCAAGCCCCCAAATATTCTCGCCTTGCATTTTTTCAATGCTAAAAGAGTTCTTGCTCATCGCATTTTCAATTTCACTTAGAGAAAATAATTCAGCACTCGAGCTATCTATAAACTCGCCATAAATTTCTTGCTTGACAACTTCACTACCTTCTCCGCCTACTTCTTCAATTAATTCTTTAATTTGCTCTTCTTTTAAAAATGGATTATCATAACTTGAGAATTGAAAATGTTTCCAATTTTTATCGCTGAGTTCTTTTCTGCAAAGTTCATAAAATAGATTTTTTCCTTTAGGAACTCCACCGATAATCGCTCTTGATTTAGGATTATCAAGCAACATAGGGCGTATGGCGTTATACCAAAGATATTCTCCTTTGCTGCCTTTTAAAATAATTCCTGCTTCGTTTAAAATAACAAGGTCATATCCAAAACCTTCGATATTTTCACTTCTTTCAGCACTTCTCATATGAAGCACTGCTCCATTAATAATTAGTTTCTTATCTTGCACACTCCATGAGTAAAAATCTTTTGGCAAGTTTTTTAACTCAGGTGTAAAATATAACTCGTAATAATTTTGTAAATTTGCTTGTATGGTATCCACCCATAAAACATTTTGTCCTAAAAGCAAGTTTTCGATAACAAACTTAGCACTTCCCCTTGTAAAACCAAGTCTTCTGCCCTTTGCTACAGTTATAAAGCGTGGATTTTTATCATCAAAAACTTTAAGTTGTGCCGGAGTGTAAGAAAAATCGATTTTTAATTTCATTTGATTTCACTTCTTATAATTTCAATTTTTTGAACGTTATCGCTGACAACTTCTTGTTTATCCACATATCCATGTTGATTTTTTAGCAAGAACATACTAACGCTAGGAGTATAAGTGCCGATTAAGGAATGGTTTAAAATATCCATTTCACATTTTTGCTTAGCTTGAGATACAATTTCTCCAAAATCCTTATCCTTCTCCCACTCGCCTAAAGTTTGTATTGTAATTCCTAAATACACAGCTAATCCCACTTTTGTTTTAGGTGCAAAAATAATACTCTCCTTAGTTTCTTTTAAGACAACTCTTTCATTAAAATAACTCTCTATTTTTGAAACAAGCTCTTCTTTTGTCATACTTTTGCCATTTGTCATCATTCTAGCCATCAAGCCACCCCTTCTTTAAAATTAAATTCTTTGATTTCTAAGTCTAAAAAAGATTTTTTAAAACTAATAATCTCATAATCGCCTTTTAAAACATTCTTATCGTTTTCAAATAACGCATCTAACACGCATTTTACGATATTGTCCCCATCGCCATGCCTTTTGCTGTTAAATCCTATTTTTAAAGAAAACTCATATTTCTTTTGCTTATCAAAAGCTTGAAAACAGCTAATATCATTTTGTCTTCTAAACTCCATTTGCAAGAGTTTTTTAAAATCTAAATATTTAAGATAATCTTTACATACAAATTTAGCTCTTTGCGTAGTTCTTTTATAGGGAACTGGGTTGCTTTTTAAATCAATTTTTAAAATATACTTTTCCATTTCAGACTTTCTTAAATTTAGCTTATATTTTTAAAAGCCATTTTGACTTTTACTTTCTTTTGAAATTCTTCTTGATTCTCCTTAAAAAATTTTTTCTGCACCTTCTTAAAGTTATTATATTCTTCTTCATGGCTTAAAGATGTATATCCTTTTATCTTATAAGAAGTATTTATATATATATCTTTTCCTATGCGCTCTTGATTTTTAAATATAAAATCTATTAAAGCGTGTTTAAATTCGTTATTTTTTAGCATTTCTCCATCTTCGTAGGTTAATTCTCCAAAATTATTTAGACAAACCAACATATTAATTGATTTTGCTAATCGTTTAAAAAGGTTGCCCTGTCCATCATAACAAACATATGAGTATTTAAAATCACTTTCAAGCAATCTAAAAAATGGACTATTTTTATATTTATTTTTTAACCATTCTAAAAAAAATTCTTTGTCTTCAAAACGCTTTTTAAACTCGATTTCAGCTCTTTTGCAAACTCTTCTTAATTTCTCATAGGTTGTCCCTACGATATTCTCTCTTTCTAAAGTTTCAAAATAAAAATCTAAGAAAGCATGAATATCCTTAACGCTTTTGAGATATCTACCTACAATATCAGTTGCCTGAGCCTTATTAATTTCCAATAAGTCCGTTAAAATTTGTATTTTTTCTTGCATTTTTTACTCCTTAAAAGCATCCTAAGATCTTGTCTTTGTTCTCATCTTTCATTCCGTAATACTCCATCAAGCTATCAACCACACTAGAATTGGCTTCTTTTTTTCTGTTAAAACGCTGATTTTTTCTTGCTTCATTTTCTTTAGCGTATTTAAGCCATGTATAAAGACTTCCTGCCACACTTGACATTCTTTTTCCATTTCTTTTCCATTCCCTAGCATCCCAATAGCCTATAAAATCATTAGCCAACTCTTCACCAAAGTTTGTGCCATTTTTCTCATTAAAAGCTATTATTTGTCTCATGAGTTCATTTGCATTTGGGACTTTAAACTCTTTTTTTGCCATTTTCTCTAACTCCTTTTTGCTAAAATCAATAAAGCTCGTCACAAAAGAGGCGTTTTGATTAGAAACGCGTTCTTTCTTTTCTTGATTATTTTTTAAATTTTCTAAATTCTCTTTTTTTATAAATTTATTAT